CATTGTAGGTACTGATTGACGATCAAATGAGATGCAACGCCGTCTGTTAAACCCAAGTTCTGGGATACATCTTGAAATAAATGATGTTAGAGAGGCCATGTCATTTTTAAACTCACGTAATTCAGTGGCATTTGCTACTGCGTCATTTGCAAAGTTTGTTGCAATTTCAAAAGCAAAACATTTTCTAGCATGTCGTCGTACATAAGACACTATTGGTAGTAATGCTTTGATATGCTCTTCATCAGACTCATACAATATATGAGCCATCATACTGTCGGTGGTTTCAACACCACATAGTGGACAAATCATTTTATTCTCCTTATTCATCGTCATCATCGACGTCATCAAAATTTGTAGCGTCTACTTCATAACTAAACATGTAAGGTCTACCTAGATCTAGGCAATGTACTATTGCTACATGTCTGCTGGTATCCGAATACCCTTCACGTACTAGCAAAGGAGCTAGTCTAAAAATATTCTGTGCTTTTTCTTGGAATGTTTGGTTGATTGCGTATATAGCAGTAACATGACTATATTTACGCTTGTCTTCTGAAAAGTTCTTTAAGTTTTGCGATGATTTACCGTAACTTTTAGCGTCGGCCTGTGTCGGAGCTATCAATAAAGCGTCTCGTTCTTGAGCTATACGCCGCATTGTTTTCCATTTTATATTTACTCCTTCCCTTATGTCAGTTACTCCTTTTTCAGCTCTTGATATCTCAGGGTAATCAATAGCAATAACATCAGGTTCCCATCCATCAACATCACTCCATGTTTGTAGTATGTTGCTAACATCACCCATACTGATAGTATCCGATGCGTGTACACTTACCCTAAAAGTGTCTTTACCACATCGTTTTATCCACTTCTTCCCCGCTCTTTTAGCAGCTTCCTTAGTTAAGATAGGGTAAGACACCTCACTAAACTTGACGATGTACCCGCCATCTACTTCGAGTAGTTCGGGTATTTTGCATTTCATAACCCCGTCTTCCATTTTTTCACGAACAAAGGGTAAACGTGCAACATAAGAACCAATCCTACATATACGGTTCTTTTTAGTCATGTCGCCTAATTCAAAAAGTGCTACTTTTAAGCGATTTCGTAAAGCTCGCATTACAAATTCCTGTAGTATAAACGACTTGCAACTTTTTTCAGGAGCCTGTATACCAATGAAACCTCCACGATATAATTGTGCGTTTACCATTTTGCCTAAAGCCCCAGGCATTTTAAATAATGGCTCAGAATTTCCGTCAAAAGCAGCATCAATCTCCCCTTCATCTGAAAAAGGATTAATGTATTCGGCATTTACACTTACTTGATGTGGGGTGAATGTTCCTAATGCAGCGGTTGCGGATGCGATGTCTTTGTCATCAATACACTGTTCTAGTTTATCACGTAGCTGTATTAATTTCTTTTCATTGAAAAAATCAACTGTCTCAATTACTAAAAGTTGTGCATTGAAATCAACTGAAATTTCCTCCCATTCACTAGAAAGGGACTCGAGTAGATCTTCAATCGCTTCCTGATCGTCCTCGTCAATTGTGTTTTTACGTTTATTGATTAGATATATATCGGCTATGTGTTTATTTGGTGCCTTTTCATATGTAATGAAGTACTCAATACACCAATCAGCGATAATTTTTGAAGAGTTAGCGGAAAAATAGTTCTTATCGTATATTCTAGAAACTTTTTTAACAAAATCTGTTGATACAATAAATCCGATAAGTATACGCTTTTCAAGAGAAACATCTACCTTTTTACAGACTACAGCCATATAACTACACCTCTAAGTTGATATTACGATTATATCTGATACCTAAAAACACAACAAATATCAATACTATGCGTTATAAAAGTTCTTCAGACGGTAAATATGTTTTATAGACTAACATTGTTTAGCGAAAAAATAAATAGCTAAAACATCCTATACATCGCACCAAAAAATACCTATAATACTGTATTGCGTTGAAAACTGTACTGTGCTATACAACACTCTACACAATCACACTCGCCAATGTATGTTGTCCAACGAGCTAGTACATATATACAACTCTACGATTAAAAGCAAACACTATTTAATGAGGCTACCATGTTAAACAGACCACGAAAATATGCACACCCTGATAACAGACACGCTACAAGAGAACTACGTGGAAACACATGGTTCTGGTGTGATAAAGAAGTGACTAGGTTTTTCAGAAAGAATTTCATTAAAAGACACTACAATAATCTTAGATCTGTATACTTAGCTCTATGTGAGATGGACAGTGATTTCCTTCAAGGGAACCCGATTCGCGGTTTTAAGAAAACATTATGCACTTACTCTGGTAGAAGTTTTGATATTGTCACTAAATACTTTTATTTCCTTGAACAACTAGAATTAGTGACAGCTCATCAAGTACGTGATGAAAAAGGGCACTTTAGTGAAACATTCCTATATTTAAGTGAAATAGAAGATCAAATGGATGATTACTATGCTGACCCTGAATGGTTTGACAATATCTTGGACTCAGAAGAACCTCTCATGGGTAAAGGCTACAACATGCTCAAGATAACAGAAAATAAAAAACGGTTAACGTGTTTTCCGGTTAACCGCGGAAACGGGGAACCGCCAAACAGGTATCATAAGAAGATTTGTGATAATAATAATAACACTACTGATAAGAAGTTATTTGTTCCCACTGTAAACCCTGTGGATGTCACTCTTCAAAATGATAAGGAAACAGTAGAAACAACAAAAGTAACTACACCAAATACACCAAATACACCAAATACACCAAATACACCAAATACACCAGTAAAAACTAGAGCTCCTGTAATACTTACAAAGAAACAGTTATGTTTCAAACAAAGAGCTGACAGACTAGCTGACATCATACACTCACACATAAAAATAAACAAGAACTCATCAGTAAATCAATGGTATAAAGACATTGAAAAATTATATAAAATTGATGGTGTTGAATTGAGACGCCTAGACACAGCAATAGATTGGTTTGCCATAAATATAGCTGATCAGTTTACACCAGTAGTTGAAAGTGCAAGTACTTTTAGGAAAAAATTCCCTAAAATAGAAGCAGCAATGGCAAGGCAGCAACGGGACACAAAAGGGACTCGGGCAGCAAAAGTCGCTGAACAGAATAAAGAATTAGGTGTTGATTTTGAGCTAGGTGTCACAAATGCGTACAAGGGTAAAACTATAAGAAAAAATAAGCAGATTGTTTATTTCACTCCTGAAGAACCTACTGTGGAAAAAATTATAACATATGGATCAGCTATTGAGATGATTAAAAGAGGTGAAAAACCACATCCTTACGTTGCTGACTTTTATTATAAAGTAAAGGAACAAGAAGGCTTGTAATTAGTGCGTCTGTATGTTACTGTGGCATACTCATGTGGTAAGTTATAGTTTCTAAATATAAAAAGAGGTGTGATAATGTTTGATAATATTATTGAGTATGTTGGTAATGTACAATTAGAATTTATTTGTCCTGTGTGCGGTAATACTACTAAAACACGTTTTATTGATTCAACACAATACAAGAGTATACAGTCAGATGAAGATTCTGTAATAGAATTCATTGAAGCGCACTCCTCATTTGACAGTCTTGCACTTTTGGATGATGGTAGTGAAATAACACTGCAACTTCATTCAGTAATGTGTGGTCTAAAATCATGTAAACGGGCACACCTACAACAACAAAAAGAGGGGTTACTGGAAGGTATTAAAATACCTCCGTTATATAAACCGATTGCACCTGCAAAATCCACAGATAGTGAAGTACTTGGGATGCCGGGAGTTTTTTACTTAGGGAAAGTTGGGGCTGGAAAAACGTGCAGAGCTATTGCTTTACTTAAAAGGTTCGTCCTTGATGCAGGAGGGCCTAACAAGTGTAAATACAAATTCATTAATGCGTGCGAATTATTTTTTACGTTACAAGAAGAAATGAACACACCTACCTCCAGTAGATCATTTAGTATTTTACGTGAGTGTATGGAAGCTGATATTTTAGTTCTTGATGACATAGGAACAGAAAAATATAGCGAATGGACAACCACACAAATATACATGCTTATTAACAACCGACTTGATAACATGAAACTTACTGTAGTTACGGGTAATTTAGCTGAAGAAGATATTGCTACCAAGTTCTCAGCTAGGATAGCATCTCGTTTTAGTCTGTACAATATAGTAGAGGTACGTGGTGAAGATAGGCGGAAAGTATGTTAACAAGCTATTACGCTATACATGGTAGTCATGTAGATGCTGTAGCTATCTCAGCAGTAGTCCCTAGTTTCTATAAGGGTAGACGTTGTACGAAGTTATCCCCGAATTATTCAATTTTTAGTGAGTGGAAGAGTACAAAAGACAATGACAGATTCACGTACCGGTTTGGCGAAGAAGTGCTCAGTGGTTTAGATCCTAATGAAGTATATTCAGAGCTAGGTGACAACGCGATACTTCTTTGTTACGAAAAACCTAATGATTTTTGTCATAGACATCTCGTAGCCTCTTGGTTAATGAGGAATATCCCACATCTCATAATACAAGAGGCTACATCAACTACTAGAAGCGGATTTCAGTTCTACTGAGGCAGTACACCCATATTAGTGAGCATTGTGTGTACTGCTTTCCAATCAATATAAGGCCTTTCAGAACCTAAAGGCTGTACTAAAGGTGCCCCCAGGGCCATGTCATCAATGTAGAGATGCGCAAACGCCTTAGGACTGCTAGTCCAGCTTTTCTGAGTAGGGTTACAATTTACACCATGTAGTGTAATACTGTTATCAGAAAACCATTTGACAGCATCTTTTAGCTCTTTTTTATCCCGCATAGTCCATAATATCAGCTGATGTCCAGCACGTACGAGTTCTTTTAAAACACCCTGGGCACCTATATCCCTACCAACTTTAGGGTATTCGTGGACGCAAACGGTCCCATCAAAATCGACACAAATGATCATGTATTCTCCTTTTCTAATTGAATTTACCTACCATAATATCTCTCATGAGCTCATCAGCATCAGACTGTCGTAATGTGCCTGGATCATCCACTCCTAATGATTTTATATCTAATATAAATGGTTCACATTTCTTTAGGAATGCAAGCTCATTTGCTAGTTTCTCAGCTTGACGTTGTGCCGCGGTTTCCGGGTCAAATAATATGAAGACGTACTTATACTTTGAAAGTTGGTACACCTGCTCCTTCATGTAATTAGTCCCAAACGTGCATACAGCGCCAGCACCTAACCGCCAGGCGTCAGTTACCCCTTCGACAACTACAATCGTGTCAGAAATAACACTATCTAATCCGTATAAAATACTTTTATGGAATATGACTTCTTTATCAGGCGGGCATGTGATATAACGCAGAATATTATCACCTTGTACTACTGATCGACATTGGTAACTGACGATATCCCCTCTATATTGAATGGGGATAAATATGCGATGCTTACACATACCTGTAGGCCCTACACTTTGTATGTTCCAGGTATTTATAATGTCATCAGGATTAAAATTCCTACCTTCAAGATATGTTGTGTGTATTCTCTTTAGCGGTTCAAGCACTCCTGGCAATACGATAGTACTGTTCCTGTTTGTTCTATCGTACTTAGCTACCCTAACACCGCTAACATCACTATACTCATCAACTATTTTGTATACCTCTCCCCATGAGACATGGAGTAGTGCTTTTATAGTTGATAGTAATGAATGTGGTCCGCATCTCCAACAGTTTGCGTATGCATTAGTAAGATGTATACCTAGATGAAACTTTCTTGAACCAGTACAGAAAGGGCAGTGTACATTTATCCTATTTTTTGTCGCTTTTTGTCCTGTCTCAGTACAATCAATACGTGTATCTTGTAAAAATGCTCTAGCATTAAAGGTGATGGCTTTATTATTACTACTCATACAAGTCCTTGTATAGAAGATGCAACATCAACTAACATTCCTAGCTGTTGCCTATTCTGCTCTTCTTCGCTTATCTCGATACCATCTAACGTTAATTTAAGCACTTCATATTTATTACTCAGTATCTCAGCTATATTAGCTTCAATAGTATTCCTAGCTACTAAATAGTAGGCTCCCACTGAATCAGAAGTTTGTCCAATTCTGTGTACTCTGTCCTCAGCTTGTAGATGGTGGCTAGGGACCATACCTAATTCTACAAAGCATGTATTTGAGGCACTTGTCAGTGTTAGACCTACACCAGCAGCTATAAGGTTCCCTAAAAATAATGTACATTTAGGATTTGTTTGAAATGTCTCTACATACTCTTGTCGTTTTTTAGCAGGTGTACTGCCGTCAACAACTACAGCAATACCACCCTTATCTTTAACATGTTTGAATTCTTTTAACAATAACTCAATAGTTTTAGTGTGTGTTGCAAAGACAACTAGCTTCTCCCCACTTTCTAAAAATGTGCGGATCCAATCAATGCAATTTTTAATTTTCCCTTTGATAGCTAACTGTGTTAATGTATTAATTTTCACTAATGCTGTAGCTCTTTCAGCAGCGATAGCTTTTTCATCGTACCCTTTACTCCTAAGCCAACCTACTACATCAGCATTGGCTTTAGCGTATTCAGCTTTATTATCAATGTCTATGTCTACTATTATACGTCTTTTTGGTGGGAGCTCAGTGAGGACTTCATCTTTTAAACGTCTGATCATCACTGAACTAGATAC